CCCAAAAGCGCCCAGCCGGTGTCGGCCGCGATACCAGGTCCCGTGTCCAATCGGGTTCTTCCCCGTACCCTATATTGGGTGCGGGGCTTCTCCCTGTACGGATGGTTGAGGTCCGATGGCTCCAGACCAATTCTACCGCTCCAGTAGAGGTTCTGAGTTTTATACTCAGAACACCTACTTGGGATTTCCTTCGGCTTTGAGCTCAAAAGCTCATATCCTTTGGGATCCTGTGGTAGAGATGGCCTATATGGAGTCATCCAACCATTCCTGGCGCCCGTACCAGTGGGCGTCAGGTGATCGAGGTGGGCCCTGGTTGCACGAAGAAGTTATCTTCGATGTCAACCCGGTGGTGTTAGACCAATATGCTCCTGTTAGCGGTGGCCAAGGCCACTGCGGTAGGAATGCATATACTGCCGACCAGGGGTTAGTGACAGCTGTCACAACCTCTGTGCCGACATCGGCTTTGAATGCAAAATCCAAAGTCGAGTCTTACACTGGATCACCTGACTATGCTGGGCTCTATGTAAAAGGAGCCTCGGCAATAGCCGCGTGTGAACCCACACACCCTGCGGTAGACCTTGCTCAAGATTTGGGAGATCTCGTTAAGGATGGACTACCCTCGATACCTGGAAAGGCCGAGGGTAACATCGGAAACGAGTATCTCAATCTTCAGTTCGGTTGGGCCCCTAACGTCTCTGACGGAAGGGACTTCATTAGCCAAGTCAGGGCTTCTGGCGATGCTGGTCAACAGCTCGTTCGAGACTCTGGAAGGCTAGTGCGCCGCACATTCCATTTCCCGGAGACACGTAGTGTGACTTCGGATTCCACTAGTAACTTGTTTCCAGGTTACTGGGGGAATGGTCCTTCGACCGATATGGTTGTACCGGGTGTTAGGAAGCGATCTACCACTACTACGCGCAATTGTTGGTTCAGTGGTGCGTTTACGTACCACGTTCCACATTCTGCGCTTGGTAGAACCGTATACAGCCTTGATAAGAAGTATGGATTACTTCCTGGGCTGGATACGGCGTGGGAGATTACTCCCTACTCGTGGCTTGTTGACTGGTTTACCAATGCTGGCAGTGTTATTCATAATCTGAATGCATTTGTCAGCAATGGTTTAATCATGAAGTATGGTTATCTCATGCAAGAGACCGTGACTAGATACGACTATAGTTGGGTCGGATCTATTCGCGACTTTGCAGGCGTTTACCATACATACAACCTCTCTGCCCAACAGATTCGCAGGCAGAGAGTGCGTATACAAGCCACTCCGTACGGTTTTGGATTGGACTGGAACGGCTTCTCGCCTTTTCAGCTTTCAATCCTGGCTGCACTAGGGATTGCCCTAGTGCTTTGACAGCGGGCATCAATGATGCTGCTCGCTTCAACCGCCCTTAGGGGCGTTCACCAGAAAGTCTCGTGATGGCACTTGCTGATCCTCAGACTGTCACTGTTAACGCGGTAGCAAAGTCGCTACCTCGTGTGGCTTCCGGAGACTATCAGGGGGTCTTTCAAGACCTCGCTGATGGCCTCGTTCTGCGTGTTTCTCACACGCAGGGTCGCCGCAACCGTGACGTCGTTCGACTTGAGATCTCTAAGATCTCTGCGGATATCACTGTTCCTTCGAACAATGTTCCGTACTCGATGTCCGTTCAGCTCGTGATGGATTCCCCTTCTCAGGGGTTCACCACGACTGAGTTGACCAACAATTTGAAAGCGTTGGTCGACTGGTTCTCCGCGACGTCGTACGCCAATGTCACCAAGGTGGTGAACAAGGAGTCATGACGCCTCGGATGTTCCTTCGGCGAGTTGTCGAACAGAGCATCAGCAAACCATCACTACGGACTTCGCTACCCCGAGAGGGGAACGAATGAAAAGCCGTAGCGAGATCTGGTATGCGTTGCTTAAAGAAATAGGCAACGCATGCTCGGTCAACACCACTCTAGACATGAAGTATGTCCAGAGTCGAGTAGGAGCAGAAGGTGACGCATTTTTCTTCGTCACCCTCCCATCATTTGAGAAAGACCTTTTAAGGTCTATCAAAAGTGGTGGCATCCCTGTGGATGCTTTCCCGGGTTTCGGTCGTAGAAAAGTTTCTACGCCGACGGGAAGCGTCCATGGAGTCCCCAAGTTTCTTGGTGGATTCCTGGATCTGCTCTTTACTTCGGAGCGGTATGTCTTGAGAGAACAGGGGTTCTATGAACGAGAGTTCTTAGATACACCTGAGCTACGTCCAGTCGATCCCACCGAGGTCGATCCGTTAGTTCGGATGGCCATGCGTGGGATTAGGCAACTTTGCCTACTCTACTCGAAAGAGAAGAGCCTCTGTGACAGTCATCGTCAAGATGCTGCCATACGTGACTATCTCAAGACTGATGAGCAGTTGACGCTCCCTTTAGCGATATGCGAGGGGATCTCCTGTTTGAGGGAGGCCTCCTCGCGAAAGCAAAGGAAGTACTCCGCGTCGTGTTTGGGCGTGCTCTTGCCGATATTGACCTTCGGGTCTATCGGGGAGAGCTAACCCCTCGACACGGTCCTGGTGCAACGGCTGATAAACGCCGTGGTAACTTTAAATGGGTCATGCCTTATTGGTATGACCGTTTAGAGTACCTATTCCCTTATAGGGAATATGCTATTCCTAACTGGCGTTATGCCAGTGAGGACCAGGGTGTCAACTGGCTGAGACCGTGGGACGAACTGCCAGTTTTGCTGACAGCCGTCCCTAAGACGTACACGACACCACGATTGATTGCCATAGAACCTACTGTTATGCAATATATACAGCAGGCTATAATGACATCTCTCGTTCCAGCGTTAGAATTAGATCCTATCGCTGGACTGTTTGTTGCCTACACTAATCAAGCTCGAAACCAGGAGCTTGCTCAGTTTGGCTCATACAGTGGATCACTTGCAACACTAGATCTTAGTGAAGCTAGTGATCGCGTCGCGAACTGGCTAGTTGAATAGCTGTTCTCTGATTTCCCCTGGTTTTTAGAGGGAATTCAGAGTTGCAGATCAACAACGATACAGTTACCTTCTGGAGAAAAGCATAAGCTCCAGAAGTTTGCGTCAATGGGCTCTGCCCTTACATTCCCGATAGAGTCTATGATCTTTGCGACCATAGCTATATTGGGGTGTTTGGACACATCTACCGGTATCAGACTAGACGATATTAAGCGTCTGGCTGACTCGGTGAGAGTCTATGGGGATGACATAATTGTCCCTACAGACAAGGCCGTTACCGTGATCGATTTGCTTGAGACCTTCGGGTTTGAAGTGAATCGTCGCAAATCTTTCTGGACTGGACCGTTCAGGGAGTCTTGCGGCAAGGAGTACTTTGCGGGGACAGACGTAACTGTTGTCCGTAACCGCTCAGTATTTCCTCGTTCACGGCGCTCCGTAAAGGAGCTGGTATCTCTATCGTCGTTTCGCAACCAGCTTTGCGAGGCTGGTTGGTTACGTACCGTAGAGATACTTGACAAAGAGCTGTTGAAGCTCTTGAATGGAGTTTATCCATTCGTGTCAAGTAACACCTCTTGCGTTGGAAGGATAGGACCTGAACCGGCCGAAATTGGCCGGCTCAACCCATTCCTCTTTCGCTTCGAGGTGCGTGGCTACGTTGTGACTAGTCGTATTCCTACGTCTATTCTCAGCGAAGCTCCAGCTCTGTTAAAATGTCTTAGTCATCCCGAGATTTCTCGGTATGACTTTGAACATTTAACACGCAGTGGACGACCGCGAGCCGTCG